AACTGTTCGAAGACATCTGTGCCATTGATAATGGTGACGTGTCAAAAATCACGACAGTAGCAGACGGATGTCTTGGAAAAGAACAGATGAAACGTTTGAAGGAGCATTGCAGAAATGAAAAAGGAAGAGTATCTACAAAGAGAATGATCGATGAAATAACACAAATCCTGACGAAATGTTCTCCGGGAAAAAACTCTTGATCCTCGCCCATATGATGAATCTCGATAAAAATGCGTTATTATGCGATCTTGCAGAAACGTATCATATCTATGATTATAGATCCCTGCCATTACATATGGTGGGGATTTTTGCGTGCGGGTTGAGGGAAGATTCAAGGATCATGATGAAAATATCAGGAATAAAAATCGATACAACACAAGCACTGCTCGCTTCGATTGCAGATAATACAAGAATGCTTGCGTGGCTGCAGTCTAATGACGGTGTAAAAGGCACAAACAGACCAAATTCTCTATTACGCATATTGAGTGGTGCGGAGCAGCATAACGAAAGCAACATAGAGACGTTTGAAAACGGAAACGATTTCGATGAAGAGTGGGCTCGATTAACGGGAGGTGGAAGATAGTGGCTACAGAATTAGCAAAAGCATATGTACAGATCATTCCATCGGCACGGGGAATCAGTGGCGAAATCCAAAAGACACTTGATCCGGAAGCGACAAGCGCAGGGACTTCTTTTGGAAGTAAATTGGTTGGAACCATGAAAAAGGTGCTTGCCGTTGCAGCTATCGGCAAAGCGTTGAAAGCATCTATCATGGAAGGTGCAGATCTTGAGCAGAGCCTTGGAGGAATTGAAACATTGTTCAAAGATTCAGCGGATAAAGTAAAAGCGAATGCCGCAAAAGCTTACAAGACGGCCGGAATGAGTGCCAATGAGTACATGGAACTGACCACGAGCTTTTCAGCAAGCTTATTATCGTCATTGAGCAATGACACTTCGAAAGCTGCAGATGTAGCGGATATGGCTATGACAGATATGTCTGATAATGCAAATAAGATGGGAACCAATATGGAAGATATCAAGAATGCATATCAGGGATTCGCTAAACAGAACTACACGATGCTGGACAACCTGAAACTGGGGTATGGCGGAACAAAATCAGAGATGGAACGTCTTCTAGCAGATGCACAGAAAATATCCGGTACAAAATACGATATCAATAATCTTTCGGATGTATATAATGCAATTCATGTAATCCAGGGTCAACTGGATATCACCGGCACAACAGCGAAAGAAGCAGCAACTACAATATCGGGTTCTTTTAATTCTATGAAAGCGGCGGCGAAAAATGTTATAGGTGAGATTGCACTTGGAATGGACGTCGGACCGGCACTTAACGAATTGGCAAATACGATCATAACCTTTGCGGTTGGGAATCTGCTTCCCGCAGTATGGAATGTTATTTCTGCACTTCCATCAGCGATCGTTACGTTTGTAGCAGCACTTGGCCCACAACTGTTTACTGCCGTGTCTGGATTAATTCCACAGATTGCAAACGGAATCACTGCAGGAGTGCCAACTCTTTACCAGAGTGCAATGCAACTTATGAATCAATTTAATATTGGAATTCAGGAACAACTTCCGACCTTGTTGCAGAAAGGTGTGGATTTTATAAGCAACATTGTGAATGGAATTCTACAAAATTTACCTCAAGTAATAACGATGGCAGGGAATGTGATCACATATTTTACCAACACGATTATTTCTTTGCTTCCAACTATATTAAGTGCAGGTGCATCGCTGCTTTTGAAACTTGTGAATGGAATCATAAACAATTTGCCACAGATTACTCAGGCTGCAGTGACTGCAATTGCACGTTTTGTGGCATCGATCGGACAGAATCTTCCACGGATTCTTCAGACTGGTATTACCATCATTGCTAGGTTGGCAGCTGGTCTAATCCGTGCAATACCGTCGCTGGTTGGACGGATACCAGCGATTGTATCCGCAATAAAAAATGCATTCGCGAATACAAATTGGCTTTCCATTGGACAAAATATCATCCGGGGAATCGCAAATGGATTAAAAAATGCGGCGCATATGTTGTGGGATGCAGTAAAAGGTGTATTAGGAAACTTTAAAGATAAAGTACTGGAATTCTTCGGTATACACTCTCCGGCACGGTGGGGTGTATATGTTGGCGAAATGATTGACAGAGGCTTTGCAAAAGGTATTGTTGGAAACCTCCCGATAGTAAGTGCAGCAAGTGATGCACTTGCTACGATGGCAACAGGAACGATCAGTAGCCTGAATTTGGATTATGCGGCAACTGGAGGCAATGCAAACGAAACCGGAACGGAGACTATAAACAGGCTGGATATTCTGATCGCATTATTACGAATGCTTATTAATAAGGATCCAGATGATAATTTTAGCAACCGTGAATTGGTAAGAGCATTAAAAGATATGGGGGTTGTATTCGCATGATAGAAATAAAATATGTCTGCTCAAATGGAAAAGAATACAATCTTGTGGGTAACCGGATGCGTGCAACATCCGGTTACTTCCATGAGTATGAATGGAAACCAATGACTACAGATCAGGAAATTGGAGCAGATGTATACGGGTTTGAAAAAGAACCAAAAACATATCAAATCACATTAACATTCCGTGGACCACTGGAAGTACGCAAAGCCAAGATGGATGAGTTGACAAACTGCTTTGAGTATGACGTTGTAAATCTTACTCCAGGGCGTATATGGTTTGGAAACTATTATATTGATTGCTATATTAAGGATATGTCAAGCAAAGTGTCATCTACCAGGAACTGCTGGACAGACATGGAACTCGGTATCTACTGTCCATATCCTATGTGGGCAGAGGAAGAATCTAAGAGCTTCTATCCGGATAGCGCAGACAAGGAGGAAATTTATAACTTCTTAGATTACCCATATGATTATCAATATGACTATTCAAAACCATTATCCGGAACAGAGCATTGGTATGTAGATCATTACAGAAGTAGCAATTTTCAGATGACTATCTATGGCCCGTGTGCGAATCCAAGAATCATAATTGCCGGACAGGTCTATCAAGTGTATGACACGCTTGAAGCACATGAATACATTGTTGTTGATTCACGTAAGAAAACAATTATAAAAAGACTTGCTAATGGTACGGAACAGAACGTTTTTTATAAGAAAGCAACCGGCAATTCTATATTCACGGAAATTCCGTCAGGAGACATCTCGATAAATTGGAGTGGAGAGTTTGGCTTCGACATTGTGGTGTACAAAGAAAGGAGTGTACCGGAATGGATCTCATCAAAACAGATCAATACGGAAGGCAGATCGGCTATGTACAGGGTGCGAATATAGATTTCGAAGTCGGAGCCGATGAAGCCGACAGTATTAATGATTTTGAGATTGAGCTTAAACGTTGGAATTGGGATGGGTCTATTAGATATGGAACTAGAGTATTTTCGCCGGATACTGAGTATGGCGGAATTGTCCGAGAAATCAGCACCGATACAAGTACCAATGTAATCCGCGCAAAAGGAGATACCTGGCGCGGAATGATGACTAAAAAAATTATACAGCCATTAAGTGGCCAGGATTATGTAACAGCATCTGGGGAACTTAATTCAATTATAAAATCCAAGGTTGAAGCTGAGTTTCCTGGACTCTTTTATGGCGTTACTGCAGATACGGGTGTTACAGTGAATAATTATCAATTTGACCGATATTGTACCTTGCATACTGGACTGGTTAAGATGTTGAAATCAGTAGGATATCGACTGGATATCAGATACCAAGAAGGTGATGTTGGTATGGTTGGATATGTGAAAGTGAGTGCTGTTCCAATCAATGATCTGTCATCAGAGTATGAGCTGACCAATGATAATAACATGAATTTTATAACTGACGATAACCGGCGCGGAATCAACCATCTGATTTGCCTTGGAAAAGGGGATTTAAAGGACAGGTTGGTTATACATCTATACACTGATCAGAACGGTGCAATTTCGCAGACTAAGCAATATTTTAAGGGAACAGAGGAAATTGTGGCTATATATGATAGCAACGGATCAGAAAGAGATGATCTGATTAAGAATGGAATTAAGGAATTGGAAAGCAAGAAGTCAAGTATGTCTTACAATATGACCATGACTAAGTTGGAAGGAAATATTGACTTAGGAGATATTGTTGGAGGAAAAGATTATCTGACTGGAATTAGTATGAAGAAACCGATTGGCCGAAAGATATGGACAATATCCTCCGGAAAAGAAAAAGTAGTGTATAAACTGGAAGGAGAGACATAATGGAAATAATTACAGGATATACAGGAAAGCCCCATGTAACATCAGAACAGGATAGAGATGTAAATATTGGAGTTGTGGGAGAAGGATCTTATGTACTGCGGACTGGAATGCAGTTGGCAGCAGAGGTATCTTCCAACAATGAAATTAAAATCAGAGACGGCGTGTTGATACATCAAGGGTGCACAGCATCAATCAAGAAAAATACATATGACTCTCTTACTATCACCAATGGCAGTCAAGGAATGAAACGTGTTGATTTGATTGTTGCAAGATACGAAAAGAATCAAGGCAATAGAATAGAAAGTCTTGACTTGAAAGTTATACAGGGAACACCGGCGGAATCAAACCCGGCAGCACCACAATATACAGAGGGGGATATCCGGGCCGGTGATTATGTGGCAGATATGCCATTGTATCAGGTGCTGATTGATGGGATTAATATAGTTAACGTAACAGCAATGTTTGATGCGATTGGAAACATTTCGCAGATTGTTAAGACAAATAAGGATTTGTCCAAAAGGATCGCCGAATCTTTCAAATGCGAACTCACACAGCTTACTGCGAAAGCTTTTCGTGCAGCACCAAAAGCTACGGCTATGCGTTTAGACGAGCAATATGATTATTTGGATTTTAAGATGATTGGATTTTGCGTTATAAACATGTCTACAAGTGATTCTGTCACGCATAGACAATGGCAGTGGTTACCGACACAATGGTTACAAGATAATCTATTGAATCAGAGTTCAAGTAGTTCATATGCTAATCGCCGTTTAATTTTTAACTTTTCAAGAGGCGGTGGAGGTCAGCGTGCCTGGATATACGGTTCTACTAATGATGGGTTGAATTTCATCAAGGGTTCTTATGACACTGATGATTATGATTGTGTCATATTCGGACTTAGATAATGGAGAAAGGTGGCATAAATGAGAACATTACAGTTTAAGGTGGCTGGCCAGAATCTTAGCAAGGACGGAGAATTTTCCGGATTAATCGCTGGTACGAAAGGGTATCTGTATACGGAATATAACTTCGATTCGGAATGGGACGGTTGCAAGAAAGCAGCCGTCTTTTCCAGATACGACAAGAAATATCCTGTACCGATCGTGAACGCCCGCTGTGCCGTGCCAGATGAAATCACGGAATATAAATGTTGGAAAGTATATCTGGTAGGAGAAAGAAAAGGGTACAGAATCACAACGAACGAAGTGGAGGTGAGACAGTCATGACATTAGAGGAAGCATTAGAGGCGTCCGGAGCCGAACCGGTCAACGGAAACCCGTGTAATTACAGTCCCGGCATCCGAAAAGCTGTTCGGTGCAGCAAATGACGGGAACTCCGAAAGGAAGCATTTTCGATGTCCAAAAATCGTAGGGGATAACATCGACCTGTCTACGATGCACCTGTATGTGAATTACCAGAATGCCAACGGCGAGAAGTCCGCATATCTGGTGGAAGATATGCAGACAGATGGGGATTACATTACATTTTCATGGCTGATCAGTCCGAACGTGACCGCATACAAAGGACAGATTAAGTACATCGTATGCGCCAAGAATGGAACTACAGCTGAATGGAATACTACACTGGCAGAAGGTACAGTGCTGGAAGGTCTGGAAGCTGCAGACGATGTGGTGGCCAGAAATCCGGATATAATTGAACAGATGCTGACACTGCTAAAAAATGTATCTGATGAGCCGGTATTCACAGAAGCAAGAACACGGGAAAATGTAACAAACGGGGATAAAGTGCCTGTATTGTGGGGAAAAGTTAAAAAGTGGTTTGCAGATCTTGGTACTGCAGCATTCTGCAAAGTAGTGAATAATCTCACGACTGCTGCGAAAGGAGGCGTACTTGACGCCCGACAAGGAAAAGAACTTAATGATGCGCTTGCAAAATTAAACAAATTGATAGGGAATACAGACATTTCAGACATCGGAAATGGCACGGTAACGAATGCTCTTTCTGTATTAAATAATAATTTAAAAAATAAGCCAACATTTTCATTAAGTCCATACAAGGATAAAACGATAGTAGCATTTGGCGACAGTATATTAGCTGGCTGGGGATGGAAAGAGGGAACAGGAATCATCCAGCCATTAAAAGAAAAGTATACAGATGCTACGTGGATCAACAAGGCCGAATCCGGGGCGAATATGGCAGTGACATCCAATCCGTCGCATACACCGATTGTTAATCAAATTACATCGTACACGGGTGCAGCGGATGCGATTATTCTGGATGGTGGCGTAAACGATAAGAATAATGGACTTCCTATTGGATCGATTGAGACTAATTATGATGCATCATATAACACAAGTACATTCTGCGGAGCATTGGAAAGCGCACTGCAATATATCATGGATAGGTATCCGCTGGCGATTAAGTTATATATTATTCCACATAGCTTCGGGAAGGACAACTCTTTGTTAGATTCAATCTATGAAAAGGCGATTGAAATCTGTAAGAAGTGGAACATGCCATACCTGGATATGCGTACATACTCGCAGATCGCCATGACTTCTGCCAATAAGGAAGCATACACCTACAACCCAAACAGCAAGAAAGGTGACGGTGTGCACCCGAACGAAACCTGGTATCGTACATTCTACTGTCCGGTAATCGACCAGGCATTACAGTATCAGGGCATTGGCTCTATTACAGCGTCCGAAGCACCAGAGGTTGTAGCGGTTACAGGAGTTAAACTCGACCAGACGACACTGACACTGAATGCCGGAGAATCTGCACAGCTGACTGCTACGGTATCACCAAGCAATGCAACTAATAAGTCGGTTACATGGAGTACAAGCAACAGCAATGTATCCGTATCTGGTGGAAAGGTTACAGCCAAGACAGCCGGATCAGCGATCGTAACTGTAACTACCGCCGATGGTGGATACACAGCACAGTGCAACGTTACGGTTAATGCAAGCACAGAGGTAGGTCATACAGAGCTTGCAAGTCTGAGTCTGGACGGCAATTGTTATTTTGACACGGAAATTTTACCAGACGAAAAGACTAACACAAAAGCAAGATGGAACTTACAGAGCGGTACAACTTATATTGCCGGAGCGCGTGACGATAATTATAAAATCGGCTACAGCTGTACAGATAATATCTACGTAGTCCGTGGTACAGTATCCAGCGCCGCTAAAAATGCACCATTCTGGGCGAATGATTGGATTATCGAGCAAACAAATGCAAGTTGCAAGGTTGGAGACACAATCGTAGCTACCGATGCGATAGATTCGTTCAAGCTTAGCAGTCCGTATTATCTTGGAAATATGAGTAAGAACAGCACACCAGCCGGAACAGGTGTAGTGGGCAAGATCTACTATGCACAGATCTATTCCGGGGATACCTTGGTAGCTGACATGA